GACCATCAGCGCGGCCTTCGGCTTGACGGCGTGCAGGATCACCCCGTCCAGGTCCACGGCGAGGGTCTTGCGCTGTTTGGTCGGGGTGGTGAACTTCGGAACGTCGGCAGGTGTCACGGGAGCCTCCTCACAGTCGCCCGACCTCCTCGGTCAGCGCGTCGCGCAGGAAGGGGCGGGCCGGGACGTACCTCGTCCCGTCGTGAACGTAGCCTGCGTACTCGGTGTTCGCGCTCACCTCGGCCTCACCGTTCGAGAGCAGGTCGAGCCGGATCGAGGAGCGCAGGTTCCCGGTGTCCACCGGACACCTCCCCTTCGCGTTGTTGACCACCCGGTTGCCGAGCCGGGTGAGCCAGGCCCGGTACTCGGAGCCGTTCACGAAGTCGGCCCAGCCGCCGGGCTCCGGCCGGTAGGTGACGGTCACGGACCCGGCCATCAGGCTCCTCCCTTCACTCGGCGCATATCAGGTCCAGACCTGCACGGTGACGGGCCACGAGCCTCCGGCGCAGTTCCCGACGGGCCCCGACGGCGTGTAGGAGCCGAGGAGCATCGCCTGGCCCCGGAACACCTGCCGGGAGCAGCAGTCCATCGCCCGACGCATCGCAGCCATATCGGACATCTGGACCTGGACCGCCTTCGTCTGCTGGGCGGCGTCGGGTGGGAGGCCCTGGGAGTCCATGCCGGGGACGCACCGGTGCACCCCGAGCACGCAGCGGACGGCCAGCGGGGCGTCGCACCCGGCGGCCACGTCAGCGACCGGGAACCGGGTGGAGGGGAACACCTGATCGACCCGCACCCAGGCCATCCCGCACGCGGAGCCGGTGCAGTCGCAGTAGTCCATCGGGGACTCCAGGCCGGGCAGGAGGGTGCACTGGCACACGGCGCCGCCGAGGCTCTTGTCCACCTCATCGCACAGGCAGGAGAGGAGGGCCAGGGCGACCGGGAGCGCGGCCTCGTCCTCGATGGGTGGGCCGGTGTCGAGTTGGGTCACGGCCACGTCGTACGCCTCCCGCCGCGCTTCACGTCGGGGGAGTAGACCTGCGACGGGACGGTCAGGGCGTGCGGGTTCCAGAACATGATCCGCACGTCCACCTCACGGATGCCGGTCAGCCCCTCGGTGAACGCCTCGGTGCCGCCGGGCAGGTCCATCGTCACGCCCTGGCGGCTGATCTGACGCACCCCGGCCGGGAGCCGACAGTCCTGACCCTGGCACGCCTTGGCGAACTCGCAGGCCAGGAGCCCGACGGCGAACGCGTCGAGCCCGTCCAGTGCCGGGCCTCGGGCGTAGGTGACCACGAACGAGCCGTCGTCGTCGGGCCCGGCGGTCATGTTCTGGCACAGCGGCCAGCAGGTCCCACCGAGGGCGACCAGCACGTTGCCGTAGTCGAGCCGGTAGAGGGTCGGGTCCAGGGGTTGCCCGTCGATGCGGACCTCCTCGATGGCCGACGCCTCACCGGGCAGGGTCAACTCGCAGGTGGTGGAGCAGGAGCAGTCGGCCGCTCCGCAGCCACAGGCGGCGTTGAACCACTGGCCTCCACGCGGGTAGGGCCCACCCCCCGTTCGGCCCATGAAGCCGTCCACGGGGTACTCCCGCCACGTAGGCGGGACGCATGACTTCCGGCACGGCCGGATCGTGGCCGGGCAGCCTCCCACCCGGAACCCGGTGAGCATCACGAACGTCTGCTGGGCCAGGGCGACGGCCCGGTCCTTCACCGCGTCGTCGTAGCCGTCCCACGCCGTCTGACAGCACGAGACATCGACCGGCACGCACAGGTCGGTGAACTCCGGTATCTCGGTGGTCACTGTCGCCTCCTAGACGTGAGGGCGGCGACTCAGTGCCGCCGCCCTCAGAGTCTCGCCCCTCTCGTGGTTACTCGGTCCACTCCGCCCAGGCAGTGCCGTCCCAGGTGGCACCCGAGCCGTCCTCCAGGATCACGAACTCCTCGGCCGCCCACGCCGTGGTCGGGGTCGCGGTGATCGCCGGGGTGTGCGTCTGGAGTGCGGCCAGGTTGTCGGGACGGTTCGAGGGCTGAGGCTCCCAGGTCCCGGGCGACCCGGCGGTGGCGCCCGTGACGACTGGAGCCGCCGGGTCGTCCAGCGGGACACACCCGCAGATCACCTCGGGCGGAGGCACGAGGGTCTGCATCACCCGGAGGTGGCTCTTGGACGAGACCGGGGTGACCAGGGAAGTCGCCTGCCCGGTGCCGTCGTCCTGCACCAGATACGGGCCCTGGCCCCAGCCGGAGCCGTTCTTGGTCATCGCGTTCCCGATGGTGAAGTTCACCGCGTCGTTCTGGAGCGTGAAGTCGCTGATGATCCCGCCCTGGAGGAACGGGAGGAGCAGGTAGCCGTAGGCGACTCGCCCGGACGGGCCGCACGACTGGCCCGGGATGTTCGACCACGCCTCCAGCGCGAACCCGGTGTCACAGGCGTCCACCCCGGTCTTGACATCGAAGCCGATGGCGGCGCCGTCGATGGCCGACAGGATCGACTCTTGGCTGGTCATCAGCCCGAACAGGTCCGGGTCCACCGAGCAGAACTCGCCCTCGACCTGATAGCCCTTGAACGTCGGGCACGCAGGCTGGTTGACACAGGTCTTGCCGTTCGCGTTCTTCACGTCGATTTCGTTCCCGTCATCGACCTGGGCGGTGAACGTGAGCGTCACGAACGCGTCGGACGTGGCGGAGGAGCAGTCGCCGTAGACGGGCAATCCGCACGGGTCAACCTTCGTGACCCGCAGGACCACTCCGCCGACGAGGCTGAAACACCTAGCAGTGGACATCGGTCACTCCCTTAGAAGGTTGCATCGGGGGCCAGCCCCTCGATGATCGGCGGGTGCAGCGAGGTGGCGGCGTCGTAGACGACCTCCGGGCAGATGAACCCGATGTCGATGGCTCTGACCGAGTGCGGGTCCGCCTTCACCTCGTCGGCGGCCGCCAGGAGGGCTCGGGCGTTGTCCTTGGTCAGCCCGTACACGAACACCTCGCCCTCCCGCAGCATCACGGAGCCGCCACTACGTGCACCCCGATGGCGAAGCACTCCCAGCCACCGGCGTAGGGACGCTCCGCGAGGACGGCGACCTCGTTGGTCAGGTCGGGTGGCGGCTGGATCACCTTCGTCGGGCCGCGCCGGAGCATGACGGTGCCGGTGGCGTAGATCACGTCGCCGGAGGACACGTCGTAGCAGCCCGCCGACACGATGTTCCCGAGCCGGGTGGTCAGGTGCGTCCCGTCGGTGTCGAGGGCCCGGCCGGTGAGCAGCCCGGACGCGGTGCCTCGCTGCATGTGGATGGTGCCCACTCCGCCGTAGTTGCAGTGGATGAAGTGCTCCACGGCGGCCAGCGCCTCCCAGGGCGTCTCGGCGGTCCAGGTGCCGCCCCGGTCGTCGGCCTCGGCCGCGAGTTTGGCGCCGAGCCACTGTTCAACCGCCCGACCCTCACCGAGCGAGAGGGCGGTCTGGGCCCTCGCGTTCAGGTCTCCAGCGCCGACGGTGCGGCAGGTGGTCAGGTGGTAGACGGCGAACGGCTCGCCCTCCACGATGGGCAGCCCGTCCTCACCGATCTTGGGCGTACCGCCGGGCGTTGGATCGAGACACGCGGCGTACGTCGTCTGAGCGGGTCCACACCAGTCCGGCTGGTACTCGAACCCGAGCCCGCCGTGAGGGTCGCTGTCCTCGACCACCACGGCCGCGCTCAGGATGCCGTACTTCGCCGGGGTCACCGGCGGAGCCGACACGTACTCCAGGGGCATCACGCTCACGAGCCACCTCCTACTGCCGTCGTCGTCTCCTCACCTCACGGAACGACGGGGCCGAAGCAGGTCGCCCGGTCAGCCGCGCCGGTCTGACCCGACACGCACACCGGGATCGTGAGGAGGCAGCCGCCGTAGCACCGCTTGGCGACCAAGATCGCCTCCTCGACAAACACGGCCGTGTAGACGTTGGTCATCAGGTCGGTGGTGTCGTAGATGGTGTCCAGGCTGATGATGTCGGCGGTGCCCTTGATGAACGTCCCGGCCGGGTAGATCATCGCCTCCACCGTGCCCGGGTACTCGACCACGCAGCCGGTCAGGAACCCGGTCTCCTGCCAGCCGTAGACGAACTGAACGGCCAGGTTCCGGGCAGCGAAGAACCCGGCGATCTGGGCGTCCGAGACGTTCATCGAGTCGGTGCCCTCGCCGGTGCGGGCGGCCAGGTCGCCACGGATGGCGGGCTTGACCCACTCGGGGAGCACGACCTCCAGCACGGCGTTGCTCCCGATGCGCCACTGGTACCGGAGCCCGACGGCGGCCAGTTCGAGGGCGGTCAGGATGGAGTCGGCCTGGCCGGAGCCGTTGGCCGTCACCGCCGGGGAGAGCGCGGCGACCATCGCGTTGATCGTCTTGACGTTCATCTTCTGCTGATGCGCGACCAGGGAGCCGGAGACCCAGCGGTCCACCAGTTCCGGGTAGGCGGCGTTGGTCAGGATCGGGGCCTTGACGCAGATGCCGCACGCGTCCAGCCGGACCTCCACGAACGGAGGGCAGGTGACCTCGTAGCAGGTCTTGGGTGTCCCGGCGATGGCCTGGGCCTCGGTCTGACAGAACCCGACGTTCGTGTAGATGTCGGAGAAGTTCGGCCCGGTGGTGTACCGGATGCCGCCCCGTCGGACGGTGATCGAGGGGATGTCCACGAGCCCGTCCAGGCTCTCACCGCCGCACAGGTCGTACAGCGTCTCGGACGGAGCGCACCAGCCACCGGCGGCGACCAGGCTCCCGCCCTTCAAGCGGGACTGGCGCCCGGCCTCATCGAGCAGCGACTCCACGCTCTCGAAGTCCCGGTTGGCGGTGTCGAGGCCGTCCCGGTCGTTGCGGCTGATCGTCGCCACCGAGTAGCGGTTGTAGATGCCAGCCGCCGGTCCACCGGGCTCGCCGGGGAGCGGGGCGTCGCCGCCCTGCTCGAACGACGGGAAGCCAGCCGAGCGTCCGATGAACGCCTGGCTCGCAGCCCGGAGGTCGGCCAGCCGTGAGCCGTTGACGACGTTCGGGATGTCGGCGGCGGCGGTCAGGGTCAGCGGGCTCTTGCGCTTCGGGGTCGGGTTCGGCACCCGACGACTGCGGCGGACCACGCCGGAGGCGGCCACCGGTACCGGCGTCTCGTCCTCGGCCTGCGGCTCGCCAGGTGCGCCGGTGTCGTCGGCGTCGCCCTCGGCGGGAGCGTCGTCGGGCTCGTCGGCCTCGCCCTCCTCGGGCGTGTCGGTGCTGTCCTCGGGCTCAGCGACCAGCGCGGTCGCGGCCTCGGCGCGGGCACGCCGCTCAGCGGCGGCCTCCTCGCGGCGGCCCTGCTCCAGTCGGATCGTGCCGACGTGGGCGGCCAGAGCCTCCATATCGTCCACTTGCTCGTCGGTGAGGGCGTCTCCGACCTCCCGGAGCGCGTCGAACTCGTCCAGGGCGTCCCGCTCGGCGGCTTCGAGGTCGTCAGCCGACAGTGCGGTCAGGTCATCAGGAAGTACGAACTGCACGGCTCTGCCTCCATGCGTGAAAGGGCTCAGCACGGGTCGGCTTGATGCCGGACACCCGACCGCCACACGGGGCCTCATGCCAGCGGTGGACTACCCGGCACCGTAGGAGTCGGCTCGGCGCCCCGTCACGGAGTGCTAGCGGATCGCGTGACCGAGGCCACTCCGGGTCCGCTGGACTCCACCCCCTGACGCGTGTATAGTCGTAGACACAGAGCACCCACCGACCCGCCACAGGAGAGACCATGAGCACCCTGCCCCCGAAGCCCCGCTACCCGGCGCACCTCACCGCCCAGGAGCAGCGCATGGCGGTCAGCCTGATCACGATGGCGAGCACCGACCTGGAGGCCGTGCTGGGTGACCTCACCCGGGCCAAGACCCCCGCCGAGTTGGCCGACGAGGCCCGCTACGACGCCGAGGTGGCGGCGTATAACGCGGCCGTGGACGCCCACAATGCGCCCATCAAGGCCGCCCGCGAGGCCCGCGAGGCCGCCCGTGAGCGGGCCGCCGTGTACGCGGCCACCTGCGAGCGGTGCTTCACCGTGCACCCCGCTGGAGAGTGCTACTGACCACCCGCTAGGGCCCAACTGACGCGAGCGAGACGCGGCGCGGGCCCTACCGGGCTCGGCGGTTCAGCGGTTCGCTGCGACCGCCGACACGGCGCGGATCGTGCCGCCCTTCACCTGGACCTCGGTGCGAGCCTCCTGGGCCGTCGTGAACACCCGCTTCGTCCCGTCCGGGTACGTGACCCGGAACACGACGTTGGGAGACGTGCTCCCTGAGCCTCCGCAGTTGCAGCCCATCACTCGCTCCCCTCGACGGCGGCGGTCGCCCGTGCGATCCGCTCGGCTCGGTCGCCCTTGACTCTACGAGTGAGGCGGTGCACCCGCTCCCGGCGATCCATCTTGTGCAGCACGGCGGCCACGAGGGCGTCCACGTCCACGTTGCCGGTGCGCCAGGCCATCGAGGAGGGGCCGACGACACCGGAGGCGACGAGGCTCATCTGCCGGTTCCCGGCGGCGGCCACCTGGAGCCGGGGCACCGGGAAGCCGGGGACGTTGACGGCGAGCGCGGCCACGAGTTCGAGGTGCCCTCCCACCCGGCGCCAGTCGCCGGAGAGGGCTCCACCGGCGGTGAACTCGGCCAGCCGGGCCGGGGTCACGCTGGGCCGGATGCGGCCGGAGTACCAGATGCCGGTCTCGTCCTCCCCGACCGTCACGTCAGCGATCACGGTCCCGGTGTCGTCGTAGTGCTCGACCGCAGCACGCAGCCCGAGCGTGGGATCGGCGTGCCCGGTGCCCATCGTGATCTGCCCGACCGGGACGGGGCCGAGGTCGGTCTCGACCTCCCCGGTGAGGAAGTGGGCGTACCCGGTGGCGGTGGAGGGCGGGGTCACGCACGTCCCCTCGATGCCGATGTGGCAGGTCCCCCACACCGCGAGGTGCCCGAACACGCGGCCGTCGGACTCGACGTGGCAGGCGGTGGCGCCCTCCCGCAGAGCCTCCGGGTAGGTGAACAGCCGGTGATCCACGACGACTCGCCCGGCCCGGGCCAGCAGTGCGACCGGCTCCAGCGCGGCGCCCTGGTCAACCGGCTCGGCGGTCGGGTCGTAGCAGTCGCCCTCGGGGTCGGTGGGGTCACAGTCGGCCGGGACATCAGCCGGGGGATCGTTGGCGATGAACGCCTCCTGGAAGGCGGGCACCGGGAGCAGGGTCACCGCGCAGATACGACCGGAGTCCACCACCTCGATGACCACACCGCCGTCGCCCTCACCGAGCAGTTCGTCCCAGAACCAGTCGTCGCCCTCGATGGGGTTCCCCTCACCGTCCTCGAAGTGGGACACCCAGGGAGCCTCCGGGTCCTCATCGAGTTCCACCGAGAGCCCTCTGAGCATCTGGTCGTCCACGAGGTCGTGCGCCTTGTCGGCCTCCGGCGTGTCGTGCCACACGCCGGTCGCGTTGAGCAGCCCGTCGGCGTCCCGCTCGATGGTGTCGATGCGGCCGACGACGTACGCGCCGTCGTGACCCGGGGCGGTCTGCTCCTGCCACTCCACGGGCAGCGGGAGGTCCCGCCAGGTCAGGGCACCGGGTGAGAACTTGCGGCGGTCCCCGGAAGTCACTCCCTCCGGTGCGAGTACGCCGTGCCAGGGTCGGTCGGCGGCGGGCTCGGTTGTCCCCATCGGGACATCTGCGACGGTCTCGGACATCGTTCCTCCTGCTGCGAGTGCGGCGGCTCCGCCGACGGTTCCACCGGTGTACCCGCGCTGCCAGGCGGCCACGCGGAGTCGTTCATCTGCGTCCCCGTTCGGGGAGTAGGGGCAGTCCAGCGGGCTCCCGCCCCGCTGAGCGGCGGCGTGCCCGGCCCGCATGATCGAGAGGGCGTCCCGGCGTGTCATCGTCACGGTGCTCATCCGTACTCCGTCTCCCAACCTCGGTTCCGGCGGCGCCAGTTCGCCTGCCGGGCGCGCTTGTCGTCCATGATCCCGGCCCGGAACTCAGGGAAGGACATCCCCTCGTTGCCGGGTCCTGCCAGCCACTCCTGGAACTCCGGCGTCGCCCATTTTGGGGAGACGCGGCGGCCGATGATGTCAGGGGCGGAGTAGCCCTTGGCGAGTCCGTCGGCCGTCATCATGTGGCCCCGGGTGTCCTCCTCGGCGCGGAGCCACTGCGTGTGCACCCAGGTCTGGTAGTCGTCCTCCAGCAGTTGGTCGGCGCTCCTGACCTTGCGGGCCCGGGGCGTCGGTGGAGCACCGTCCCCGAACAGCACCTTGTTGAGCGCGGCCTGCTCGGCGGTGGTGGAGGGTACGGCGGTCAGCACCGGCGCGTTGTCGAAGGCGCGCTCGGCGTCGCGTACGTCGAGTTCCCGGGTGAGGGCCGACAGGCGTGGGCTCGTGAAGTCACCGAGGGCCATCAGGTCAGCGACCTCGGACTCCAGGGAGGCGTCGTCCATGCTGATCGGCAGCGGCCCCTCGCCTAGCCCGGAGAGGGCGGCGGCCGGGTCCGGCGGCCCGACGAGGGGGACCACGTTGTCCGGGTAGTCGGGGTCACCCGGGTAGTGGTAGAGCATCGTGCAGCGGCAGTTGATGACCTCCTCCGGTGAGCCGGACGGGTCGCCGGGGTAGGCGAGCAGGTCACCGCCGACAGGGAACGGCGTGTCCATGCCGAGCACCATCTCGCCGTCGGCGTCGAGGTGGGACTCACGGGTGCGGGCGTCGGCGGTGGCGAGCCATTCCTTGGCGACCTCGCCGGGCTGGGCTCCCAGCACGTCGGCCTGCCCGAGCGCGGCCTGGTGGGACCCGGCGTTGTTCGCGGCGATCACCTCGGTGCGGGCCACGGTCACTCCACGACGCTTCCAAGTGGCGGCTCCCTGGGAGGCCAGGGTGGCCTCCACCCGCTTGCCGAGTTTCGGGATGCTGTCACCGGCGTCGCGGCCGACGGTCAGTTCGGCTCGGATGAGGTCGAACACGCCGTCCCCGACTCCGACCATCCGGTTCCGCACCGACGCGAGGTGTCCGACGGCGGCGAGGTTCGCAGGGCTCACCGGGCTGGAGGTGGCGGCCACCAGGACCGGCGCCTCGTACGCCTGCACGTACACCTCCTCGATCAGCGGCTCGACCTGCTCAGCCACGATGGCGCTCCAGTCGGGCCACCGGGTGTCCAGCACCGCCGGGTCCATGCCGGACTGCTCCAGCGCGTGCACGGCGATGTCGGCCAGGTCGGCCATCGCCTGAGCCACCGCACGCTGGACCTTCCGCTCGGCCTTGCGGATCGCTGCCTCACGGCCGAGGGCCGTGGAGAGCCGGTCAACCATCCGGCGGCCTCGGGTGCAGGAGCCGGGGCAGGTCGCGCAGGTCCGAGGCGAGCAGCACCGGGTCGTAGGGCTCGCCGGTGGTCAGCACCTCGCGGGCGTAGGCGTCGAGGGCGGCGACCAGGGCGGGGCAGTCCACGCGCAGTAGGTCGGCCACCCGGCCGACGAGGGCGGGCGGCCAGGCGCCGGTGAGTGCTTCATCGAGGCGGGCAGCCGGGATGGGCTTCCGCTCCCGGCCTCTGGCGTTGACCCGGTTGTTCGCCCGTTCGATGGCGCGGTGCACGAGGGGTTCGGCGGCGGCGAGGAGGGCGGCGGCCTGAGCCTCGGGTGTCGGCGGCTCACGGGTCGTGTCCGCTGGGCTCGGCTCCACCGGCGGCGGCGTCGGTGTGCCACCGTCACCCGGCGGCGAGGTCGGCGGGGCCGTCCCGTCGCCCGACGGGGCCACGTACAGGGCCACACCCAGGGCCTCACCGGCCGCGACGGTCACCTCCGGCGTCGTCTGCCCGAGCGCGAACTTGCGGAGGATCATGGCCGACAGTTCCTCGGGCTCCGGTGCGTCGCCCTCCTCGAAGCCGGTCTCCCGGCGCAGCGCGGAGCCGTTCAACTCCAGCCGGTCGTACAGGGTCACCGCGTCGGCGGAGTGGTCGGGCCGCAGCCGCAGGTCCGAGGTGTCGGCCTCGATGCGGAGCGTGGGGTCCACCAGGGCGCCCATCCCGGCCAGGGCGGGGATCAGGAACCGGCGGGTCAGGGCGTCGCAGATGAGTTCGCACGCGGGCTCGATGTGCGTTTTGAGGGCGGCCTCGTCAATCTGCCAGGCACCCCAGTGGTTCACGTCGCCGGTGCCGAGCAGCACCTCGGGCGGCATATCCATGCCGAGCGCGAGCCGTCTGATGGCCTCCATGCGGAGCGACTGGGCGGCCTCTGACAGCGGGGTCGTGAACGAGATGAACTGGGCGTTCCCGAGCACGGCGCCGGGAGCGCGGACGACGATGGGCACCACGGCCGAGGCGGCACCCCGGTCCTCGATGGGCGTGATCATGGCCTCCGACAGCGCGGCCATGAACGGATCGTCGCGGGGGTTCTCCGGCTCAGCACCCTCCAGCGGCGGAGTGCTGAACGTCATTTCTGAGGGCAGCAGGAGGAGCCCGGCCCCGGCCAGCCGGGAGTCGATGGAGGCCCCGACGTGCTTGGTCAACTGCTCCAACTCGCGCAGGATCGGCAGCACCGCCCGCACCGGCGAGTCGGCCTCGACCCACTTGCGGGGGTGGCTCCGCCAGATGCGGATGACCAGAGCCTCGTCCGGGTCGTACACCTGCTCGTTGCCGTCACCCCGGTCCACCACCCACCGGGCCCCGCGTTGGGTTATCTCCTCGGTGGAGAGCACCACCCAGTCGTCGGCGCCGGTCTCCTCGTCGGTCACACCGAGCAGGTAGCACTCGCCGGGGATCGTGAGGTGGATGCCGAACTGGGCCATCATCTGCGACTGCCCGGACTCGCCTCCGTACAGGGCGTTGAGCACCTGCACCGGAGGCCCGGCCGTGACCTCCTCGTCGCCGTCCTCGGTGGTGACCACCGGGTACAGGCGCACCCTGGAGAGGGCGTTCGCCATCCAGTTCGCTGCGAACCTGAGTTCCCCGGTGATGTCGAGGAGCCGCCAGCCCTCGGCCTGCCACTCCTCGGTCCCGCCTCGGCGCGGGATGCGAACCTGGGCGGTCAGCCGGGCGGCGGAGGCGATGACCGAGTTCGGGCCCACCGGCTCGACGCTCTTGGCGGGGCGAGGCATGGGGTGAGGCTAGGACTCGCACCCGTGGGGCGGCCACGGGTGCTAGGTCCGGCGGGTCAGGGGCGGCGGGCCTCCACCTGGCGGCACAGCCCGCACGTCGGCTCGGTGGAGGCGCTCGGCACCCACCGGTCAAAGGGCACGGGCTTCCCGCAGGCCAGCCGCGTCCCGGTCGCGTGTATCGCGTGCAACTTCCCGGTCACGCGCCTCTGGCGGTCGGGCTGGGTGACGGCCACGATCCCCGTCGTGAACTCGCGGTCGGCGCTCATGCGCGCACCACGCGCACGTCGCCGCCCTTCGCGTTGACCTCGGCGGCAAAGTCCACGGCGCTCTCACGCTCGCGGTACGGCCGGGTGGTGAACCGCTCGCCTCGCACGTTGCGCCCGGTGACGGCCCAGCGGGGTCCGCCCTTCGCGGGCCCACCGGTGAGGGCCGTCTGGAGGGCCCTCTCCACGGCCGCGCTCATGCCGTCACCGGCACGGTCGCGCCGGGCGCCAGGTAGGCGTGGCCCTCGCAGTAAAAGTCGCCGTCCTGACCGGCTCCGACCTGGGTCGCGGGCAGTTCGCAGTATGAGCAGGTGTATCGCATGGTGCCTCCAATGGCGGGTCTGGGTTGAGGCCCTACCTCAACCTCTACACAGAGTCTATCGGTATACACGTAGGAAGTCAAACCGAGGGTGGAGGCTAGCAGGAGACCTCCGTCACAAACCGCGTGGTGGCAGACTGCCTCCACGTCTCACTGAAGGGGAGCCCCGTGTCGTACCTGACGCAGAACGAGATAGCCGCGAACTTCGCCATGCAGAACCGCGTCGCCCAGGCGGCGACCTCGGAGGCGCTTCCACAGGTGCCCATCGACCCGAACGACGCAGCCTCGGAGACCCGGGAGATGGACGCCGACGCGTGGATGATCGAGAACCGTCGCGGATGGGCGGCGGCTCCCGGCTGGGACGCGGCCTGGGAGTCAGCGGAGGTGTCGCACCCGCCGGACCCTGAGGCTCCTCCGGGTAACGGCTACGACCCGGGCTCCGACGAGTCGGTGATCACCGACTCGATGATTCTGAGCCAGGTCCAGGCGATGCTCGCGTAGGGGTCCGTCACGGGCAGTGGCAGCCCTTGGACTTGGCTCGCTTCGCCGCCGCCTTCGTTCGAGGCGACTGTCCCGCCTTCATCTGGGCCTTGCGGGGCGAGGCGGCTTTCTTTGCCGCCGCCGACGCCCTCTTGGCTCCCCGGTGGGGTCGGGCGCCCTTCCCGGCTGGAGAGGACTTCCCGGCGGCCTTCCTGCCCTTCTCGGCCTCACGAGCGCGCTTCGTCGTGGCTCGTTTCTTCGCGGCCTTGCGTCCCTTGGAGCCGTGGCAGCGGCAGGCCATCACTCAGGCTCGTCTCGGAGCACGACCATCGGCGCGACGTAGGACCCGGCGAGCCAGCCGTTGAACAGCCACCACCAGAGGTCGGGCCCGGACCAGTAGCCCCACAGGAGCACGACGAGTCCCAGCCACGGGGCCAGGCAGAACGGGCACCCGGGGTCGTCGGGCTCCTCGCCCACGAACAGGACGCCCCACCCGGCTCGCCAGCCGCCTCTCCCAGCAGTCCGGTTCCACCAGAAGTGCCGGAAGGCTCGGGCCGGAGGCCAGGCGTCGTGCAGGAGCAGCCGGGTCAGCCTCGCGGTCGAGACGACTCCGACGACGACGGCGGCCACGACCTGCCAGGCGTAGAGGGTCACGAGCCGACGGTAGACCGAGGGCGCCCCGGCCGTCCCCTCGTACGGGCAGGCCAGCCGCGTCATTCCACTGGAGCGGCCAGAGCCGGGACGCCCGTGAGCCCCGGCCGTCTCGGGTCGGCCAGGGCTCGCGGTCCCTCTTGGGAAGGGCCCTCAGTCCATCACGCCGTCGTGCTCGGCGCCACCTCTGCCGCGTAGGCGCCGGTCATGCCCAGCCGGGGCACCCGCCACGAGGCCGGGGCCAGGGCGGCGGCCTCCCTCCGCATTAGGTGGGGCTCGGCCAGCGGCCAGCCCTCACGGTCGGCGCACCTGGCGCCCGGCGCTCGGCCACACGTCGGGCAGCCCACGTCGCCGGGTCGGGCGCTCATCGGGAGCCTCGGGCGTAGGGGCGGCCTCGCCGGAGTCCCGTGAGGCACTTGCGGCAGGTCACCTCGGCGGCGTCGCCGTCGCGCACCCAGTGGCGGAACTGGGGGCGGGTCCCGCACCACGCCTGCCGGAGCCCGGCTCGGTCGTACATCGCGTGCACCGGGCCCTCGTCGGGGCGCTCGGTGGTGGGAGGCAGGCTGAACAGTCGGCGCACCGGCGGGTCGCAGCGGTCGCAGCCGGTCATGCTCCCCACCGCTCCCACTCGTCCAGGTTGTGTCCCAGGCATCCGGTGAAGCCCTGCCAGTACCCGTCGTCGGGGCCCGTCACCTCGGGCAAGGCTCGGCGCCACACGCGCTCCAGCACCTCCAGGGTCGGGGCGGCGGCGGTGACGCGTTGGGCCTGCCGGACTCCGGCGTGCCAGTCGCGCTCCTGCTCGTCACTCGTCGTCATAGCGGGGCTCCTCGAAGTGGTCGGCGGGCTGCTGCTCCTCGGTCGTGGTGGTGGCCTGGCACACGGGGCACGTCCACGTCGTGGTCACGCGCACCACGTCGCCGGTCGTCGTGAACTGCACGTCGGTGGTGGTGGCGGGCTCGGCGTCGTCGTTCGTCCAGCACGCGTGGGTGATGGCCTCGCGGAGCCCCGTCTCGGGCTCGGCGCACTCAAACTCCCAGGTCGCGCTCATGCGCCCCGGCCCCACTTGATCCGGTGGTCGTCAATGAACACGCCCTCGTGGCGGCCGTCGTGGCCGGTGGGCAGGTCGCACGTCAGGTACGTCGGGTCGTGCCTCGGGCCGGTGACGTGCACCCGGCCGCACTCGGCCTCTAGGCGGGCCTCCTCGGCTGCCAGCCACGCGTCGTAGGCGGCGGCCTCGGCGCGGTCGTTCTCGGTCATGCTGGGTTCCTCTCGTTGGGCGGGTCGTTGGGTGGTCACGTCTCCGACTATACACGCACCAGGGCACGGACCCTAAACGGCGCGGATGTGGGCTCCGTCACCGCAGCACCCGGATCACCCAGCGGACCTGCACGACCGGCTCGCCACCCACGGCGGCTGGACGGTCCCGGAAGTCGGGCAGGCGGCGCCACCCGAGCCACCGCTCCCACCAGTGCTCCCAGTGCGGGTCCGGGCTCACGAGGGCCATGAGGTCGTACAGGTCGGGGAACTCGCCTCGCCGGTAGCGGCGGCCGTCAGCGACCTCCCACCCTGGAGGGGGTGGGCCTGCCTCGTCGGTCCAGCCGATCACCGTGCCGACCGGCGCGGTTCCGCTCATGCCGGGCACCGTACGCCCGTCGCTCACGTCGCGTCCCAGACGGCGTACGGCTCGTACTCGCCCTCCCGGTTCCGGCGCTGGACCTCGGCAGGCTGACCCTCCACGTCATGCCGGATGTCGGTGAGCGTGGGGGCGTGCACCCAGGGCCCGTGGTCGTCGGGATGCTCGGCCAGCAGTCGGTATCTCCAGCGTGAGGTCATCCAGTAGGCGCCTCCGCCCTTGGACCTTGGCATCAGTCGGGCACCTCCTCGGTCGTGTGGGTCCGCATGAGGTGGTCGTGGTGCACCCAGGTCAGGGGGACTCCCGGGTACTGGTGGCGGGTCCGCTCGATGGCCCGGGCGGCCAGCATCGGCATCAGCGGGGTGGGGATCGTCCGGGCGGCTCGGGCCTCCGGGGTCCCGGCGTGCATCATCAGCACGCTCGTCTCGTTCTGCTGGCGGGCCATCACACCACGCCCTCGGGCACCTCGAAGGGCACTCCCAGCAGGGCCAGTCGGCCCCAGCCCACGCGGGTGTCGCAGGTCGGGCAGCGGTTGTCCTCGCCCATGCCGCCCATCGGGTGGGTGCAGTCGGCGGCGGGGTCGCGGTAGGTCGCGGCGGGCGTGAACTTGGCCTGGTCGATCCCCCAGCGGGTCTCGCCGTTGATCACGTACTCGATGTCGCCGGTGTCGTCGTGGCGCTCGGCTGGGTACTCCCAGCGTCCCACCTTGTAGGTGCCGGTCGTGGTGGTCATGGTGCGGGTCCTCTCGGTGGCGGGTCGGGTGCTGCTCGTGGGTCCCACTATACACGCACCCGGGTGGAGCGCCTAACCGACGCGGAGTGGCCTCCGCCACACCCAGCGGAGCCGACCTCCACCCCACGGCGGCCACGAGGGCGTCACAGGGTGGACACTGGACGCTTGACCGAGGGCGGGCCCGCAGTCCTCGTCACCTGGACCCCCCGACCGGTGGCGAGTCCCCCTACTGCGGGTCCGTCCCTGATGGAACGACCCAGGTAGCGGATCGTGACGCGAGCCGGGTGACGGCGTACGGTGCCGAGCATGATCCGACTCCTCGCCGCGACCGCCACCCTCGCCGCCCTCCCGCTCCTCGCGGTAGCACCTGCCAACGCCCACGAGCACCCGTGCGACAACGGGGAGCACCACGGCGACCACCACTGTCAGCCCGCTCCGGTGCCGACTCCGCCCGGGTTCAACCTCATCTTCGGCGGCCGGAACGCCGACCGGCTCCCCGGCACCGCCGGGCCGGACGCGATCTTCGGGTTCGGCGGCAACGACCGCATCTTCGGGCGCGGCGGTGCCGACCGGCTCTACGGGATGCGCGGCAACGACGTGATCCGGTCAGTCGATCACAGCCGCGACCTCGTGAACGGTGGGCCTGGCCGGGACCGGTGCATCGTGAACCGCAACGACATCGTGAAGAACTGCGAAACGATCATCGTCCTCTGATCGCCGGGCTCGGGTGGCGCGGCTGCCTCTCGGTGGTCCTGCTGACCCTGCTCGTCTGGGGGATCATCGGCGGCGTGCTCTACGCCGTGCTCGTCCTGGGCGGCGTAGCCTCACGTCCATGAGCAACGACACCTTCCGGTGGGTCACCGACATCCTGCTGCTGCTCATCCTCGTGGTGCTCCTGCTGCCGCACGTCCGGCGCCCGTGACGAACCCGGTGCCGTCGGCCTCCATCGGGACGCCGTACGGGAAGCGCGGCTCCTGGTGGAGTTGCGACGAGAACAGCGCCGGTGACGGCATCCACACCGGGGTGGACTACCCGGACCCGAACGGGACGAAGGTCGTCGCGGCTCGGGGCGGGAAGGTCGTCTACTGCAACCACGGGTCGGCGTTCGGGTCGCACCAGTTGGAGATACTGCCGGGCGACGGGACGCGTGACTTCTACGCCCACATGCGGTCCCGGGCCATCCCCGACGGCGCCCAGGTGGAGACCGGCGCGAAGGTCGGTGAGGTCGGCTCCGAGGGCAACGTGTCGGGCCCTCACCTGCATTTCGAGAGGCACAAGGTCGCCACCGGCGGCTGGTCGTGCTCCATCGTGACGAACCCTCAGCCGTCCATCGACTACGAAGCCACACCGCCACCACCACCCGAGCCGGAGGAGCCCATGCCCAAGTATTCGCGCACGAAGATGACGAAGCCGGTCAAGTCGCAGGCGGGTGAGTGGACGACTCTGATCTGGGACACCATCGCCGCCGGGGACGCCGGGGAGAAGGGCGAGGCGTACATCGTCATCAGCCCGTCGGTGTTCTCTGCGACCCTGACCGCGAAGTTGACCGTCGAGGGCGCAGCGGTCTCGACCCGGTTCGTGGAGCGGGAGAAGGGCGCCGAGGGCTGGGAGAACGCGGAGGAGTACCCGCCGGTCGAGCACGTCACGACTGCCGGTACGACGTTCATCTCCGACTGCCGCACCCAGTCGGTGCCGAAGGGGCGGCGGCTGATCTGTCAGGTCAGGCTCCCGGAGGGAGGCACCATCGAGGGCGCAGAGTTGAACGCCCTCTACTTTTGATCCCGCACCCCGGGTGGTCACGGCGAACATGGACTTCTACGCCGGGGGTAACAAGGACTACATCGCGCACCTGTGCTCCGACTCCGACGTGCTCTGTGTGCAGGAGGCCAAGGACTTTGTGCTCGCTGATCTGGTGCCTGACGGCTGGACGGCGTACCAGGACACCTCCTCGGATGCGAAGCAGGGCGCCGGGATCGCGGTCGCCGGGTCGGTGAAGGTCGAGGACTGGGGTCTGGTGAAGGGCTGCGACGCCCCGGAGGGTGGCGGGATGCTTCCGCGCTGGATCGTGTGGGCTGAGGCCAGGTGGGAGGAGGGCGGCCTGTTCACTCCTATCTCCGCCCATGAGCCTCCCGGGAGGTACGACCACCTCCAGCCGGGGTTCACGAACCAGTTGCAGAAGGTCGGCAACGGGCACCCGGACCCGGTGATCGGGGTCGATGCGAACATGCCGATAGGCACGTTGGCGAACCAGTTGGGCTCCGCCTATCACGCGGTCGGGGAGGGCATCATCGGGCTGTTGGCGAAGTCTCCGTTGACGGACGTGGTGGTGGACAAGACGGGCATGGCCGACAACCAGACGGACCATCCGGCGGTCGCCGCCAGCATGGGCTAGCCCTCCGGCTCTAGCAGGTCGGCCTCCCCGAGCGCGTCCAGGCCGTGCGTGAGGAGGGCGTGACCGATCCGACACGCGTCGAGGGCGCCGAAGGTGAACACCTCGCCCTCCCCGTACCGGTTGTCCAGTGTCAGGTCCACCGAGCCGGGCCGGTGCTCGACGGTGAAGCCGTCCACCGGCTCGTCGTCCACGGGCCCAGGGTGACGGCGCCGGGAGG